CTTAGATAATCATCGGTTGTGAGATAGTAACTCGGACTGCCTGCTTTAGTGGCAAGGTTCGCCACGTCACCGAGTTCGGCAAGTATCGCCGTTGTTTCCGTCGCATTGTCATCTTTCGTTACCGCCATACGAACAGATGAACCGTCGTCATAGGGATAAATCCGAGTTGTATCTGTGCCGATTGTTGCTTCGACCGCCGTCTGGTTTTTCAGGTCAACTTTGCCGGTTTTCACAATACCGGTGATTGATACATTTGCAGGCAATGAAATGGTAGGATTGCCCGAGACGCCATTGCCATTAGTTACAGTTACTTGCTGTGCCGTGCCGGTAACGGTACGCTCCGAGTAGGTATTAGCCGCCGTCCGTGCTACCAAACCCGTACTGGATAACCCTTCCAGCGCGTTGACATCCAGCCGAATAGTTACATTATCCTCAACGGTCGCCGTTTTGCTTGCGGCAGAGTAGGTTAATGTGCCAGCGTTGCCATTACCAACTGTAAATGATTCATTCAGCGTTACAGTATTCGCCTGACCAGCGCCGGTGATAGTCGTGCCATATCCATTAACAGTAAGGTCTTTATCGATATTAACCGTTGCCCCATCTGCTACATCCAGCGAGCCTGTGCCTCTTGCCAGATTGAACGTATTCGTGCCAGTTACTATCAGCAAGCCGTTAAGCGAATCGACATTGACACCGCCTGTCCCAACACCTCTTAATATCAAATCGCCGGAATTGGAAGTCACGCTATCGGTTTTCAGCGTGCCGAGGTCGGTTATCATCTTCTGATTTGCATCGAGATTATTATTGAGTACGTTAATTCGTGCCGTGTCTATATAGGCTGAATCATTGACCGTTAGGTAATTTGCCACTAAGGTATCTACAAATACCGAATCGCCAATATAGGCGAAATCATCTACTGTAAGGCTATCGGTTCTAAATTTCGTGAAGTGGATATTTTCGATATAATAACGTAACGAAACCGGATTAATCGGTGACGTTTGCCCTGATAACATAAGGCATGTCATTATAACCGCTAAAGTTATACTAATAAATTTTTTCATTTCAATCCCCTTTACTGAATTCTGGCTACATCGCCTTCATAAGTTGTCCCGGATGCCGAGGCTTTGACATACAATACATTAAAAGGCCGGGCGTCTTCCATAACTCCTAACGGCGGGACTGAGAGCCAATTCGAATTATTAAAACTGTAATAAAGAATATTGGAAATATGCGAATTATACAATCGCAATCCTTTACAGTTATAGGTTACCGGATGTCCTTCATGGTCGGTTGGAATTACTGCAGTTGTGCTTAATCCAGTGCCGCTAAACGATAATATCCGAATTCCACCGGCTTTGAGCAAATCATACATTAACATTTTTTAATCTCCTCATTTAGTCTATTTGGTCAGTAAATCCGCCTATCCGTACAAAGCAATCCGCAGTTGAATCAGAAATAACAGCCGATATTGCCGTGCTTATTGTAGATATTAACGGAGTTTTAAATTCTTTATGAAATGTTTTATCGACAGCCGCAAGTATAGCAATCTCAAATATGACAGTTGAGCCATCCTTAATCTGTACTAAGGAATTTTTATCTGTGTGTCCGTCAATATCTGTTACTTTTATACAGCCCCCGGTAATAGCCGCTATGGTTGCAGTTGCACCGGCATTAGTACCCGCACTGTAAGAGTTAAATTCAGTCCCGCGCGAACCTGATAAATTTTCCTTCTCTGAAAATACTGTTTGCCTCATATTTTACCGCCTTTCTTGCGTTTAGATTTAGGCCTAATCTCTGGTTTGATTTTATCTTTAACAGGCGATCCGACAACTTCTTTCTTTACTTCCGGTATTGGTTTTAATTCAACCTGTATTTCTGGGACTGGAATAAAATCTTTAGGGAAGTCTTTCAATAACTGGTTACCTTTCCAAGCCGGGACATCAATTTCTACTTTACCGGTTGTATTATCGGATTTACGAACTTTAACCATATCGCCTATATAATAATTCATGGTTCCGCCAATGAATAATATTTTCATTTGTCACACTCATCGGTTATCATTTTGTTTTCATAATCACGAAAAGACTTGCCTTTTTTCTTTTCCGGCTTAATTGCCGGATTAGTTTCTTTTTCAATTATTTTATTTTCTTCACTCATAATCAAACTCCAGGTAATAAGGGGCGGGTAAAGAGAGCAAAAACCCGCCCCATTCCTGTTTTGTTATGCGGAAGTTCCGACTTTTCTCAATAGACCAAAAACCCAGTCGTATTGTGCGCCAGCAGCTTCCAGAGCGATAATAACGCCCTTACCAGTAGCCGTAGTGGTTACATCAGTGTAATACCCATCAGCTGCCCACTCTTGCAAATCGCCAGCCGTATTTGCGGCATTAGCCTTATACAGTACAATTTGCAGACCAGGAACAATAGCCCATTTATTACGCTTTGCCGTACCGGTTAGAGTGGCATTACCACGCAAAGAGACGGGGCCAAGATCGGTAACAGCTGCCGCAGACGAGGCCGCAACCATACCGTCGATTGACCATGTTCCGGTATTACCTTCCGTAAGGGTTGTGCCAGATTTGATCGGGAAGGCCGAGCCGTAATAAGGTGCTTTGTTGTAACTGATTTTGTAGCGAATTATGTCATCAATATAGGTAACTTCACCGGTATTGGAATTGTCACCATAGAACCGGATAGCCTCTACCCGGTCCCGGGCATAATTCCGCAAGTCGATTTGAACCCAATGATGAACAGTACCAGCCGTACCGTCAACACTGATAGCGGCTTGTGCAGTTCCGGGTGTGGTGGTACTGCCATTAACCACGCCATTGTTTACAATAGCAAACTTCAATTCGCCAGCAGTACCGAAATGAGCCGATGATTCGGCGTGTTTCCAGAAACCGATATAATCAATATCGCGCCAGTCCATTTGCTTTAATCCCTCTTTGCTCGGGACACCAGCCGATTCATTGATATATTTAGTTTCTACATATTGAGTTCCATCAGTCGCACCAGTATTGGTAATTGACAGACAATTTGTCCCAACGCGTTTGCCTGTTGCACCAGCGGCAATATCCAGCGTGCCGCCATCCGATTCTGTCCAATAGGTAGCCGCCTCGCAGTCGTGAACCTGAACGATATGATTGATACCGGAACAAAACATGATGTCTTTCAACATGTCATACAATCCCTGGTTATCACTATTCCCTTTCAGGTTTGGAAATTTCTGCGCCAGTAAATCAAGCGATACTGACGGTCTTGCCATTTTTGGGAGTTCATTTAATTCGTGCATTTTACATTTCCTTTCTTACGTTATGAGAATGCCGGACGGTGCAAGCCCGCCGATTTTCTCGGTTTGGTAATTTATGAAGCAAGGTTGTATCCACAACCTACGACATCTTCAGAAGAGCCGGGAGTCCAGACACGCTTGTAATCCAGGCGATGCGACATTACGACCTTATGCTGTTGCACATCAATATCGCGTTCCTGTTCGGCTAACATCTGGCCTTTATAGGCACGCCAGAAGGCTTTCTTGCTGACCAGCAAAATAGCAGTTTTGTTAACAGTCGTGCCGTCATACGTCCCAACTGCATTGAGTTCCTGGGATAAAAATTCTGATACGATAACTGGTGATCCGTCAAAACGGCCAAGTTCGCCACTGTTAAGGGTGAACATATTACCGTACTTGTCGAATGTCAATACATCGGAATTATTCATCATCTGAATATATCCAGAAATCGAAGTAAGCCAGAACATATCATTCATATCCTGGCTACCATAACGTCCCATTGCCTTTCTGATAGAGCGTAAATTAGTAGTATTCAAGGTTGAAATATCAACTCTTGCAGCTCCATTTGCCGAGTTGGAATAATAGCGTAGTCCCTTGAATGACTTACGGACATCATTAGCCGCCATTGCATAGCCGGTATCGAAATGAGTTGTGCTGTTATCACCATTGATAATAGCGTTTTCTTCTGCATCGGCTAACGCCTGAGTAATCTCAGATCTCATTAGCGGTAGCATCGAAATAACGGCATCTTCTTCCATTTCATAACTGACTAACATCCGCAAAGCGTGTTTAATCGCCGAGAAGGTCGTTTTACCCGAAGGCGGAGTTGCCGCTGGGATTTTTTCCGAACTGTCGGATGTTGATTCACCAATGAGATAAGCACTCCGGCGTGAACCTAAATTGGGAACATCGAAAGAACCTGACCGATTAGGCATAGTAATCAACGGGAATTGAGCCGCTACTTTAAGAGCCAGCCGCATATCGTCAACCATTTGAGCCGACATTGCCGTCGGGACCCAATCAGCACCGTCACTTGTATTCAATGCTTTTGCGAATATTTTGTTTGCCTTCAACTCGTAATTTAGCATTTTGTAAGTGTCGGTATCCTTGACATAATCGACATACTTGCTCAGATTACCGTCCCTCTGTGACTTCGCCAGACCGAGAATGAAACAAGCATCATTCATTAACATCAGGTCTTCCAAACCGTCATAACCGCCGGTTAGTTTGTAACCGGATTTCGTCGCTATGGTACGTGGTTTGTACATCGCCTTATTAATCGGATTGCTGTCATAGCCCCAGCGCGAGAACATTTCGGATTTCTTGACTGCCAAGTCGAAAATCTTGTACTTGTTTTCATCTTCTTCAGTTACTTTTTCAAGCATTTTGGTCTGAACAAGCGAAAAATCGTCAACCTTACGGGTTAGCCCAATCAGGTCTTCACCCATTTTAGCCAGTTTCGATTTGGTTTCGGCGGAATCCGCTACTTGCATTTTGACTACATCCAATGTTTGATTTATAAGGCGACTTGCTTCATCAAACTTTTGATTAGTAGTCTTTTCTTTCGTTTCGTCACTCATTTTGTCACCTTTCTGTTTCTGAGTGATTCGGACTTCAAGAGCCTCGGGTTGAATTCTGTATTTTTTGCATAATTGATTCAATACGTTTATCATAACCAATAATTGTTATTTCCTCAATCTGCTGATTCATATCTTTTAATTTTATAACCAACTCATCAATCAATTCTTCATTTGATTCATTAGCCGATTCCTGCTGTTGCTGTCCAGCCATTAGCAAAGTCTTTAGTGATTCAGATAGCGATTTAATTGACTTGGTTACTTTACTCATTTCGTCAAGACAATTCTGAATTACCTGACGGTTAGCCGCGCTAATAACCTGGCCAACCTTTTCTTCGGTTGCCAGTTCATTGAGTTCATCTTCAGCATAATCTTTTTTGGCCTCGGGATGTTCTTTTATCCACGCCTTAGCCTGCGGTAATGTCCAGTCATCAGCCTTCGGGAACATTATATTCTGTATAGTCATTGCATCCGGCTTGTCTTTTAGTTTACCCATAACCGAATTAACTCTTGGTTTGTCTTTTTTAAGAGGTACAGTCCGAAATGAACCAGCAATAAACAAATCGGGATTGCGCACCCGGTAACGTATCATTTCATCAGTTTCATCCCAGCCACCACCTTCCGGCTTGAAAAATTCAGCATACTTGGTAAAGAACTCATCTCGGTCGGTTTTAACGCCTAACGATTCACAATCATCGAAAAACTTTTCGTAATCTTTACGGATTGCGCCGGGATTGGCCGGTACATTGACAATCGAGAACTCAAACAATTCAGATTCCTTTATTGTCGCGCCTTGCTGTTCTGGTAATACCGCTTCGCGTGATATGGTAATTGGCCGGAATCCAATCGAGCCGGCATTCAGGAATCCATCTCTGACTTTCCCATCAATCATAGCCGCAAACGGATCATTGGCTACATCAAACACCAAATCCGCGTCAACATATTCGTCGGTAATCTCAAACGTATTCGGGATTATCTTTCCAATAGCGGGTTTGTATTCTCCGCGATTATGTCCCCAAAGCACAACCGGATTTTTCTTGTATTCTTTAAGCCTTACGCCTTTAGGTTCTATAACTTCAGAATCGCGGTCAACTCTACGCTCAGTTAATCTGTATCGGATCGGTTCACCAGGTTCTCCGCGTTTATCGCTTGCTACTTTATTGCATAGTTTGAATATCTCTGCCATTTTATTCCCTTTCACTTTTAACAGGAATTGTAAAACATCTCTCGCAAAAGTCAGATGGATATGTCCTATCACCATTATATTCATCACCTAAATCGGTAAATTCTTCACCTATCTTGACCACTTGCCCGTCTGCTTTTGCATGACTTTCCCTAACGTCGCCGTCACGCTGGGTCATCCATCGGTGACTGTCATAGCCTAATTGACCCATTGATTCAGTCCGGCCAAAATTCATCGAAGTAATGACTTCAGTTTGCGCAACCGTTTGAGCGCGTCCAACCTGTGAGGCATCAAAATAGGCTGATATTTGAATAGCCATATCATCAATACTTAGACCAGCTTCAAATCCATCAGCAAGTATTCGGTCAATCGCTATCTTGGAAGTATTATTAACTGACCCGGCATACATATCAATCCGTGACCCGATATACTTTCTGATTCTCTGATTAGTTACATTAATATTGGTATCTCCGACTTCCGCTGCCAGACTTCTCATTGCATCTTGCAGAGCGGCGGTTATTTCAGGCTTACCGGCATCTTTGAATTTTTTAACCCATTCGTCAAAATCGAATTGAACTTCAGCCGGATTAACGGCTTTGTACATTTTTTGAGCGTTAAGATTTTTCAATATCTCAATCTTTTGTCCTTCAAACAATTCTGCCAATTTCTTCCTGAAGTTCTTTACGTGTCCGCGTGATAATCTTAGTAACTCGTTACGCGCTTTGAAGTGGATTTCATTTTCCTTCGTGTCGGCTACTAATTGTTTAATATCACCAAGCTTTTTTGATAATGTAAAAAGATTCACCTGCTCGGTTTGTTTCAAGATAGCATTGATTTTGTTTGAGACTTCATTCGTAACTTTGCCTACCTGGGCGTTTGGCATAAGCATCGGATTAGAATAGAAACTATCCATAGCTGAATCTTCAACCCTCGGTTGTCCGAGTACATTTTCAAGGATCATGTTCGGAGTGGCCGCGCCACAGTTATAGGCTATCTGATATACTTCTGCCAACTGAGATATATTCTTACGCATTATGTTGATTTCACTGCGGTCAAACTTTACATAGACTTTTTTCAAGGTTGCCCGCGGTACAATAAATTCATTAAGAATCTGCTCGGTTCGCTCCATCTTTGGAATTATGGTATTGTCCCAGTACAACTTATTTTGAATATCCGTATTTTGAATTACTGATGAATCTTTGAACTGCATTCGCATAGCTGGTGGGACACCATAGACCTGCCCGACTTGTGCATCACTATATCCCCGTTGTTCGAGTGTCTGCATATCTTTATTCGATATTAGCAACGGCTGGAAGGTATAATCACCACCTGCCAAAAATACAATTTTGCCAAACTTATCATAACCAGCATATTTTTTGTTAAATTTATCGGAAACTTCATCAATATTATCATTAGGCATTTTGCTAATAAGCATACCGGAAGGTCGTGAACCATTTTTGTAAACTGCTATATTGCTCTTTAATGCATAGATTTCAAGATTGACATCGGCCTCCGCCGCCTGAATTGGTGATAGCCCGCGCCATTGATTAGTCGGATTGAAGTATTTCCAGAAATGAATATCTTCAGTCTTTAAGGGTATATTCTGGCCGTTGGAAATAAATACATAGCCATCTACAAATTCAGTAGCACTCGGGACCACTTCAATCATTGTAGGATTGAGCGGATACATCCATCGAATCATCCCGATTGAGTTAGTCATCAATAGCCAGGGACATTCGCCCTGTAACTCCATAAATCCCCAGTGCGTCTCCCAAAAGTCGTAGTAAGTTTGCCACTTATTAGGCTTGCGGAATAATTTCAGGTCGGGAGAACTATTAATAACCTTATCATCAATTTCTTCGTCGGTATCTGCATCGTATATCCGAAGTGACAAAGCCGACATTGTATTCTGGATTGCTTTGACACAGCGGTAAACAGAAACAATAGCGCCATAAGCGGAACTGTAGTTTCCTTTTAAATCAGCCGAAAATTGCGGGAAGTTAAAGCCTAAACCGGAAGTAATAATAGCTTCCGGCTTCTCTACTTTGTAACCAAGCGATATTGCTACATCATTTAAAAATCCCAAATATCAATGCTCCGATAACCAGAAAAAATAATAGAATAAAGGCAATAGTTCCCCCTAATCCCACTATCTCAACCAGTTTTCTTTTTAACCTTTGTTCGCTTGTCAATTCAGCCACCGAATCCTTTTTCGGTATCCAGTATAAATATATACCGGCTACAACAATTAACAAACAAACGATAAAAGTTAAAACGAATATCGGCTCATTATATATAGATAAGTTTCGCATTTACATTAATTACCATTTTTATTGTTTATTGTCACGATATATTTTTAGCCTTATAGCATTTGAAGTTCTGCCAACCGGATTAGATAATTCATCTTTCTCCCAGCGTTTACCGTGCCTAAGACAAATGTGTTTATATCTGTAATGTTTATGCACATAATTTAAAAACTGGTTAATGTCAATTAATATTTTTCCGCCTTGTCTTTCGTAATCAAGTCCGTATTTTATGAATCTGTATATTGTCCTCTGTGAAATTCCACTCCGGCTTGATAATTCGGCAATCTGTAATATTTCAGGGCGATACTTTGTCATCCAACACTTACCATTGATTGTCTTGCTGTTTGCATTAATCCGTCAAGTGCATCCGGCACGTCGCGGTATGCGTCCAGTGGGTAATTCCATAACTGACTTAAACCTTCCCGGTAATTGTTAGGCGCCACCCGCCAGTCATCTCTAAACTTTACCGCCCCATTGGTGTAATACGGTTCAAACGATTCAATCCGTGAAGGTTTAGACTGGTTATTGGTAATAGGATAAATCGGCACACTAATCATTTTATCACCAATTTGTATTCTGACCATACTTTGAGCGTAAACCGACTGGAAACCATTATTCTCACAACCCATTATCGAATAATTATGGAGTTCATGCAACTTAGCCATTATCCGACGTCCCTCGCTGGGGGCCATACGGTAAACATACATATCGACTATGAGTATATCACCTTTGCAGATGTTATTATCAACATCATCATAATTAGGGATATAACATGTAACAATCGGAGCAAAGCAGGCTTTTTCAGATTCACCAAGCGCCGGATCGTGATAACCTACCCGCCGGCATTTATCTTTAATAACACCTGCCATATTGAAAACGTGCATTGATTCGCGTTTGAATATCTGTGTCTTGTCTGCCAGACATTTTAATTCATACTGTGCTGAATATTGAACTATTCCTTTTTCGATCTGCAGTTGCGCTAATCTCTGCTCGTCGAATAATTCAGGATGTCTTAATAGTCCCTCTTTCTCTGGTGGATCGCCTAACTCTTTATAATAGCGTACCGGTTTAATCACAGTCTTGAAAGGTTCAAATCCGCTTTGGATTAGTTTCTCATTCAATTCATCAACCACGTAATGATAATAATCGTCAAAATGCCAGTAGGTACCGTCCATCCAAATAGGCGTTAATCGGTCTTTTACTAAGTCAAAGACATCCGAACAGAATAGCGTCGTATCACGCCTTTTAGCGGCCGAATCCCGGTCAACTGAATCGACTACATCTGATAGGAATATCCAGTCATAATGACGCGAAGTCATTTTGGTATCCATCCCAATAACGTCAACCGACCCTTCTTTCCTTTTTTCTTTCGCCCTGTTTATTACGATACTATCTGACTTCCAACGCGGTGAAGCATCTGACCAGTTGCCGTACAAATAGGTAAACTTCTCATTAGTTGTCATCTGGCTTTTTATTTCTGATAGTACATTTTGCGCATTAGTAGAGGAGTTCATCGCCAGCAATATATTAAGATTTGGATTGTCAATTAACAAATCAATGATTTTGGTAATAACGTAAATCGTAGTCTTGAATATGCCACGCGGTCTCAATCGCATTACTCGCGAATATTTATCATAACGCATTTCATGGCACATCTCATAGTGCGGATTTATAATTAACTTCCGATAATTTAATATCTGTTTGGTGAAGTAATACGGTTCAACCGCCGCCGCCCACTTGTACCGATAGGCTTCAATCGTTATGTCAAGTTCCTGGTCTCGAATTACCTTAGATATTTGAGCATCAAACTGTCCGGTAAGTATTGCTTGCGCTTTTTTAAGCCTGTTCAATTCATTCCTGCATTCTTAGGTGGTTTCATTCTTATCCAACCCGCAATTATCGACGCCTGATTATTCAGGTCTTTACGGATTTTGTTAAGCTTGGATTGATTTAGGTTTGGCGTTATAAACAGATATAAAAGCAATAACCGCAATAGCCATTTATCATTAGGAGCGTAATATATCGCAATTAATATTAAACAAACCGATATTACCGCTATTACCGCCAAGATTGCCTTAGTCATGTTATCCACTTTCCTTACTTATTAAGTTTTGCCTTTATTCCATCGCTGGGCGTTCTTCATTTTATTAAGTTACACTGACTTTATTAATTTAATTTTACTCCAGTACAAAATCTTCGCGTTCCCACTTGAACCATCTTTTTTAAGAAATCTTCGTTGTATTCCATTCTTTTCCGTTTTTAGTTATTTTTATATTTGGGTTTAATTTTATCATTCTGTCGATAATAACTTGACAATATTTCGGGTCAAGTTCCATTCCGTAGCATTTGCGTTTGAGTTGGTGCGCTGCTACCATTGTTGTTCCGCTTCCTAAAAATAAATCAATAACACTTTTTTCTGAAAAGTTAGCAACGAAATAAATGGCTAAATCTATTGGAAATGTCGCATTGTGTTCTTTGACTTCGTTTTTTGTTTGTTTACTTATTTCTAAAACATTACTTAATGTGCCTCTAAACTTTTTAACTCCTATTGCTCTATTTGCTTTATGACTAAAAATATGAATATACTCAAATTGACTATTCAATACATTTTCTGCCATTGCGGGTTGAGCGTATTGTTTTTGCCAAATAATTGTATCAGCATAAACTGTTTTCATATTGTATAAGAAATCAATTAATGCTGTTTTGTTACCGCTTAAACTCTGAATATTTACAAAACTATAATCTGAAAATAAAAGTGTGTTATTTGTAAAATCAGTTAACAAATTAAGATATTCGCTTTCATCTTTATTATCGTCATCATTTGCATACTTTGACGTTTTACCCATCTTAACCTCTGTTGGTGTCGTTCCTGCATTATATGGTGGACTTGTAAATGAAATGTCCGCCTTCTCACCATTCATCAGCCGTGCCACTTGGTCGCTGTCAGTACTATCACCACAAAGCAATCGATGCTCGCC